AGTTTTGGGTCTTGTCTTGCTGGATTACTTTGCGAATAACAATTCTTTCTTCTTCTCCGACATAAGCAGCTTGCACCGCTCCCTTAAAGGCATCATCGCGAGACACAGAGGACCTAGATACAGTAATGAGAGGTAGGCGGAGTTTCCCAACCTTATCTCTCAACTCTTTGTTATTCTTGATTTGGAAAGTTCTTTCAGTTCCCATCCATAGAACATTGACTTTCTCTCGACCAGCATTTGTTATTGCATGAGGATTTAGAGTCTCGTCAATAAAACGATAGAGCGCTGTGTCAATGTTTTCCAAGGTTGATGGATGTGAAATTTCGTTGTTACCTTGCATTGAATAGCCCGTCCCTTGCTCTTATGCACTCAGCGCCAATTTCAAATCTAGATTCTGGTTGCCCAAATAAGATTTTTGGCTCAATGAGTTTTACAATCTCATAAAAGATTTCTCCAAACCTTACAAAGTCACCTTCTCGGACAAATAAGTTCTGATCTTCTGTCAATCTTCTCTTGTGGAAGTTCACTTTGATCTTTGTTGCTTTGTCGAGAGCGATGTTCTCCATGTCGGAGGTCTCCACTCCTTGATACTCAACCAAAGCAAATACTCTAATCGGATGCAAAAAATTTTTTTCAATTACTTCTCCATAAATAGGATGAAAATCTGTCGATTCCACATCTATTGGAAAATAAAGGACCTGTTGTCCAACAACTCTCTCGATGATTTCATCGTTAATTTGCTTTACAAGGTTCTTTTCCTTCTCTCCGAGAAACAATGGAGCAGGCGCTTGTGTTGGTCTTTCCCATTTGCTCATTTATCTACCCCACAAAGATATGCAAAGGAACTTTCTGAACAATTGCATCCATATTATCAACCATTGCCTTGTCTGTCTCGGCAAGCTTGGAGTATAACATCTCGTCGAGTTGCTTGTTAAGTTCTTCTCTGAGTGCTTGTTGCTCTGTAGATGCTTGCGATAGAAGGTCTGAGGCGTTCAGAGAGACATTATCTCCAGGTATAGGTACATTGCCTCCGAACTTTCCTCTAACTTGCCCTAGGGTCTCTTTTGAGAGCGCTAGAGCAAACCTTCTAATCCATTGTTGACCAACGGAGTTGATGCTTTCGAATGGAATGTTCTCCATAGGCATGGTATTCATATTGTTAACACCATCGACACCGTTGTCTCCATTTGAATCCTCAAAGGCATCATTGCCTCCAACGGTAAATCTAAACCAAAACTTGCTATCTGTGACTGAATCTGGAACAGGATAGATTTTTACCTTGTTATCAATGATCTCATATGAGTAATGGGACGTTCTTGTGTACAAATGGTCTTCGTAGGCCATTGCTTGAAGCTTGTTTTGCCATGGCGGGATAACATTAAATGTTGAATCATCAGCATATTGACCATAGTTGTGGAAGTTCCCAACAACATTCAGACCACCATAGTATCCATAGAACCTCCACATTTGTCTCGGAGTTATATAATACAATTGTCTGATCTTAATTCTCTTTCCTTCAATGTCTCCCCATTCTTTAGTTGCGTCACTTTCGATAGCTTGTTGAAGGTCGTAGTCTTGTTGTCCAGAGACAATATCGAATGAAGCCGAATAGATTGGTTCGGTTCCTCCAACCATTGCTTCTGTCGAGAACTTGTCTGCTGCTCTAAAGGCATAGTCAAATTGAAACTTTGGGTACTTAAGAGCTACGTCTTCTCCAGTAGTTAGCTCGCCCTTGTTGTTAAAAGACCCTGTAGGACCTCCTAGGGCGCTTCCTAAGGCATTTCTAGCTTGATGGAGGTTCACGATATAGGAGTACTCCAAGCAGGCCTCCTCGTAGTGATTATAGACGTTCTCTGCGGTAATCTCAATGTCGAGCACATCTCCGCCAAGCCTCTTGTAAGTATACTTCACTTGTGCTGCAGCACCATCGTAGAATGCTGAAGTGTTGTAGTATCCGATAGCTAATGCTGCGGCAACATCCCCTGCTACTCCTTCTTCTGGGAGCACGATGGCTGATGTTTTTGATGTTGGTGTTAATTCAGGAAATGACATGTGAAACCCTCCGTCAC